GTAGCTCTTCATCTTTCCACTGCTGGGTCTTCTCTTGAAGATCGCTACGCGTTTCTAGTATAAAGTCGCTTACTCTCATCTGCTAGTCCTCTTTGCCACTCTTGCCACTCTCATTTTCAAGGTGGTTTTTTTTTAGCTCACTTAACTCTTTTGTTAGTTGAACATTTTTAGCAAACAACTCATTGTTGTGGTTTTTGTATACTTCGAGTTCATTTTCTAAACTCTGATATCTCTCTTGAAGTTCAACATCTTTTTTAGCAAAAGATATACTTTCAACATCTTTAAACTCTTCAAAACCTTTATGGACAAGTGTGTGAGCTGTTTTTTTATCAACTATTACAATATCTCCATTTTTAAGTGTTGGCTTTGGTCTTGCCAAAGAGTGTGAAAACTCTTTAGCTTTTTTACCTACATATTTTACAGCCTTGTACGGAGCAAAATTTATAGTAGCCATCTTAGTACTCTTGTCTAGCTGTTGGTAGTTTTAAGTACTCTACTGTAACAGTGGCTTTACCAGTAGCACTAGGGCTACCTTTTATATCTACTACTATAGGTGTATTTTGTGGAGCTGTAAACTGTGTGTCTTTACCAGCTATACCCTTAATAGCATCAACAGCTGTAACTGCCAATAGCTTATCTACACTGTCTTCAGTACCTACACTCACTGTGTTGTCTGCGTTTGCAAACGCTTCATCTACTGTAACATTTACACCCGTTATGCGAAAACCCTCAGCAACACCCATGAAATCATAAGTCTTACCAACATCAAGACCAGTGATATCAAAAGTGATAGCACCAGTTCCACGGATTTCGCGGTTAGCTCTATTTACTGTAACTGCCATAACCTACTCCTTATTTTCCAGTTGAAGCAACAACTGCAACAACACCATAATCTTTACCATCAAAGATACTATCTTTAAGTACACCATCATTTGCACTTGCTTCGTACTTAGTTTTTGCAAGTCCATACACTCTATCTACCGATGCATTCATTCTACGAACATCATCTTTATCTGGATAGTCATAGTACGACACACCTTTGTCTACTACGATTTGACAAGCGCCAGCACCACAAAGAAGATTTATCTCAGTTTCTTGGTCAGCAACTCCACCTTTGTAGATAGAAAGATCTGATACTTTAACATTTGAAAAACCTGCATATTTATGACCTGATGTAAGTACACCACTCTGACGAGGTGTATCAGTTTTAACATCTAGTAAAAGCACACCATCCCAAAAACCTAAAGCACCAGTAAAGATAGGGTTAGATTTTCCACGCTCTAAAGCATCTTTTCTAGCCTCAGCCCAGTTAGGGTCATTTTTAATGTTACGCGCTGTGTTAGTTCCAACGAACATCACAAAATACTCAACATCTTCATAATAACCTAAGTTCTCATTTTGAGTAGTTTTGATAGGCACCAATGGTGGTTGTGTTGCTTCACCCTCGTTATCTAAACCAAGTAGTGCACGGTTCTTAGCTTCTTCCACATCAGTAGTAGTAAGCACATCTGCTTTAACTAAGTTTGTAGTATCTGCATCACCATGATGACCGCACACTACTACATTTGTACAATTAGCACTCATTACATTGAAAAATACTTTATCAAACTTTTTTGTACTCCAGTCTGTAAGTGCAGAGTTTGCTTTACTCTTAAACTTATCCGCACTACGCTGGTCTACTACACTTCCGTTTGATGGAACAGTGTGTTGAAAACGGTCTACTTTAATAAACTGCTTAATCTCTTTTAACTCTTCACTAGAAGCATCAAGAGTAACATTACCAGTAGCACCACTCTCTACTAACTCATCTTCTAGAGTAACTGATATAACATTACCATTTGCTGTATTAACAGCTCTTGTAGCTTTAATAACACTTGTAGTATCATTTTCACTTGTAGCTATAAAAGGTTTAACCTTTGACCTAGCCATAGACCTTTTTGTTATATTTTTACTATAACCTATAGTAGTGTCAGCATCAGATACAAAATCCTTAGCAGACAATCCATTAAAAACACTCATATTGTTTTCCTTGTTTTGTTTTTTTTGCCTTAAAAAGACATATATCTTCTGCTTGCCTCAGAGGGCAGAGTAGCTATACAAACATCTTGGGCAAGGATTTGTACAACTACTCTCCACTCTAGTGCAAGAGGCACTAAGGTTTAAAGTCCTAGTGCGCTTTGCATATCTCCATCTGCCATAGATGCGTTTGCATCTACATCTTCGCTTTTACCTTTAGCATACTCTTTTACATCTGCTAGTCTCTCATCATCTTTTAAAATTAAACGAGTGCGTAAGACAGCTTCATAATCCTCTCTAATCTCCCACTCATCTCTTTTAGCTTTACCTTTGCCTTGACAATCCATGTCTTCTTTTACTGTTTCATCCATACTCTCTCCTTACTTTTTTTTATAAGCCTAACGCTTCTTGTAACTCTTCATCTTCACTCTTAAACCCATCTTTAAGTTTGTTTGGATTTACATCTTGTCTACGACTATTGTTAACATTTGGAATATTTGGAGTTTGTTCACTCTTTATTGTAGTTGGGTTTATCTCTTTAAACTTTTTATATGTAGCTTCATACACATCACTAAAAGTTGTAGAGCTAGCAAAAATCTCATCTTGTGCTTTCTTAGGTAGTTCATTTTTAAAAAACTCAATCATAGCTTTATGGTCATAGTCTGGGTATTTTTGAGCTACTTGGTTTACACTAGCTTGTATCTCATTTTGTTCTTGCAGATATGACTTAGAGTCTTCAAGCTCTTTTATCTCATCTTTTTTTGAGTTACTATCTATATACTCATTTAGCTTTTTGTTTACTAGCTTATGATAAGCAGTTTTGTCGTTGAACTCTAGTTGAGCTTCTTCTTCACTTAGATTATCATCAAGTGTTTTATAAAACTCATCTTCACTTACTTCGTGAGCTTTTAGCTCTTCAAGTTTTACATCTATTTTTGTAATCTCATTACTAATCTCAACTTGTGCTGGAGTTAAAGTGATATTTTCATCTTTAGTTTCAGTAGTTTTTTTAGTTTCAGTAGTATCTTTTGTATCATCAGTAGACACATCTTCTATGTTTTCATCTTCGTTAGACGAAGTGTCATCTTCATTTAAACCTAAGATGTCATCGAGGTCTTCTTGTCTATCTTTTTGTTCTTTGCTCATAATTGCCCTTTACGATTTTTCAATATCACAATCATAGCTTAGAATATTTGCGTTGGTGTATAGATTTTTCGACCACTTATTATTTTTATATAAATATTTTTTTCTAAGATTACAAACCATTTTATAGTAGATTTTAAACGCTTTGTAGTTTTGACAATCTTCTATAGCTTCTTGAAATGGCATTAAGTATCTATTCCATATTTGTTCATATATCTCTACATTTGTACCAATAGCTTCAACTATTAGTGGTGCTTCTATATAATATCTTGCTATTATTTTATCTCCACCCTTTTGTTTTTTAAGCCAGTTGTCTCTAAATGCTCTAAAGAGTTCTAAGATATAACAGTTATCGTCTTGTGTTTTAATGGCTTTTAGTGTAGCAGTTGTTATAAAACACCCACTATCGAAAAGATCTTTAGCATCATCCCACACATCACCCAGTGAATTTACTCCATGGTCTGTAACTGACGATTGTGTTGAGTATGAACCAGTATCCATGCTTCCTTGGGTATCTAAGTTTAACTCATCTATAGATCTTCTTATTTTTGCATTGTGTATTATTTTATGAACATTTATGCCATTGTCATCTTCCATGTTTAGACCAGCTTTTATAGGTAGTATCTTGTGTACATCTGCCATAAGACCCTCTCTTGCTTGAAACATCAAGTCTATGTTGTTGTTGCCTAAGCCTAAAAAAGTAGTTGTATTCATATTTCCAGTTACATTAAAATGAAAGTCTCCAGCTCTTGGTGCATCGTACAAATCTCCACCAGCCATCCATGCACCCATCTGATTAGTAGTGTTGAGTTGAACATATGCAAGTTGAGCGCGCAAGCGAGCTTCATAATCTGGGACATACTCATCAACACCACCTCTACAATCTGAATCGAGCATACATAAACCTGAGCTTATAAGCCCACTCCAATCTATACTAAAATCCCAATAATCACTTTCATTAGAACCTAGTCTTGATAAGCGCTCATTCCTTTTATACTCACTCTTAACTTCACTTAGAGCTTCATTGAACTGATAGTATGCATCTGTGTAGCCAGTTTTTACTTCATATATATTTTCTGTTTTGGTATCATAGTCTCCACCGAACTCTACTTTTCCTAAGTTGTCAGCATCTGTAACAACTTTTTGTGTAAATGGGTTGCTTATATCATTTATGCTCCCATAGACTGAATCAAGTTTGTCTGCTCCACCAGTGTATTGGAGTGAAGATGGGTCTCCTAGAGTTACAGCTCCAACTGCACCCATACCGTCTGTAATTTGCAGTGTGTAAGTATGACCCGATACTGTTACTGCATAGTCAATACCATCAGAAGATGAGGCGATGTCAAAAGTTCCAGTTTGAGTACTATTCCCTGATACTCCGCTTGTTCCACCATTAGTACCACCACCAGTAATACCACCAGTGCCACCAGTACCACCACCACCATCATAAGCAACACTAGACAAAATTCAGCCTTTTAAGATGCTACAGTTATAGTAAAGTCAGTTGGTGCAGTTCCACTACTGTGCAATTCTTGCACCATCGAAAAAAACTTAGTCCACATAGCAGAGCTGATTTTTAAACCACCAGCACCCATAGTACCAATCATATCTGCGTAGCTATCAAGTGCTTTTATCTTGTTGTTCCATGTAACGCTAGCTATTAACTCTGCTTTTTGAGTATCTACAAAAGATGTATCTGCTACGAGTTTGTCTTGTCTTTTAGTCTCTGTAGTTTGTTGCAAAAGAAAAAGATTTTTCTGCTCATTTTTAAGCGCTGTAGATGCAGCTACATCTAGTGTTCTTTTTTCCTCTGTTAAGACTTGCTTGTCTATCATCAAACCTTGCTTGATAGTGCCATACATCCTTACGCTATTTTCCATAGCAGAGCTTATAGATGTGCCTAAAGCCTGAGCATACCACTCATCTTCCATGTTTGTTTCTTTATAAATCTTTAACATCTCATCCGATGTTTTGCTTAAAAAAAGAGTGTAGAGTGTATCTATATCTGTTGTGTTGATAGCCATGTTGTTTCCTTATATATTTTCTACTGCCGTGTTGTCAGTTTCAAAGCGAACATTCATATAATTTGCTAGTGCAAATATTTTTTGATACAAATCCGCAGCCAACTCATCTACTGTATCAAATGGTGGAGGAGGGTTTAGTGGTGGAGCAAGTGAGCCACCACCAGTGGCACTTGTTAAACCAGTGGTAGTAAGTTCAGTGCGAACATCGACAGCTTCTAAAAGCTTTTTTGCTTTAATGATTTGAGCTAGTGTTGCTTTTTGTAGGCTCATACAGTCTTTCCTTTTTTGTAGTTTTAAACTCTATTATTAGCTCAGTCACTTTTTCATTTAGTTTCTGTTGAGACTTTGTGTAAGAACTCATAGACTCAGCATTATCTTTAACTGACTTTGCTAAAACTTTTGAGTTTGTTTTATTATCTGAAACATTTAAAAGCACCCAACTGAACAATCCGACCAAGATACTAGAAACTGCACCGACTAAACTAAAGTAGACTTTAAATCTGAAAGCATCCTTATCGTCTTGTATTTTCCTTCTTTTTTCTTTTGTTATTGCTTCTGCTTCTTCCCACTCCATATGATGCTCAAGATTTGCACCTTGAAGTAAGACTATATCTTGTGTCTTTTTTCTTACTATTGCATCTTCATCCATGCGTTTGTGTAGTGATTTCAATGA